ATGAGTTCGCCGATAAATCAGATACGCCGCCTGGCGACCAAATGTTTGGCGTTGGTACTGGATCGCGGTTTGTGCCTTTGACATAACAGCCCCAATTTCCACCATCCCAATAGCAATCAATCATGCTGATTTCATTGCTTCCTGTGTCAGATGGAATAGTTCTGCCGTATGTTGAAGTGTGAAGGGTTTGAAGCGCGGTGTTAGTGGTAGACCACGTTGCGTCAATGTAGCATCCGCTGATAGAAAATTTACCAACAGTTTCCACACCAATAAACGCAGTGCGCTTAACAGCAGCATTAAAGAAGCCTGCGCCCCATGCGTCAGACCCGTCAGTTTGGCTACCACCTTCTAAACACAAGTCTTTGATTGTGCAAGCACTACCAGTAATAACAATGCAAACAGATATGGACGCATCGACTAAAGTACCCGCTGGCGTAGAAGTTGTACCAACATCAGTCCACACACGCGCAGTGCCTGTACCTGTAGTTTTAATGCGAGAACCTTTTTCAGATGAAGAAGTTTGCCAGTTGTCGCCTGCTCCTTCGCCACACAATGTTGTGGCTGGAGGTATGTAGATTGTGTCGCTAATAATGTAAGTGCCTGTTGGCAAAAACACTACGCCACCTTCATTTGCGTCTAATGCAGCTTGAATTGCGACTGTGTCATCAGCAACACCATTGCCAACAGCGCCAAAATCCTGCACATTTGCAGGGGCGTTTTTTATCATCGAATAAGAGACTTTTGTCAAAGACATTTTGATTTCCTTTTTTTACCAATTCATTGCTACAACATCGGCAACACGGTCAGGATACTGAATAAGATATTGTGCCTTATCAGACGGCAAATATTCTTTTGTTGTGCCGTCTTCAAACGTCACAATTATTTTGTTTTCGGCAGTGTTAAATGTGATTTCCATTAAAGCACCTGATAACCAGCAGTGAAGTAAAAAGTGTTGTTTGTAATACTTGTCGCTGTATAGTTAAACGTCAACCTATCATTTGTTGCGTCAGCAGTGATGTAACCAACTTCAGTAGTAACACCAGAAAAAGTGCCTCCAGCTTGCGTAACCGAAGTTAAAGCAGATGCAACAGGAATTGACATACCCAAAACTACCGCCCCAACAGCAGTCGGATCAATAGTTACTCGACCAGCAATTTGTACATAGTTACCAACTCGTGAGTATTGCAAAATAGATGCTGTGCTTGCCGCTATGTTTGTGGTGTTAAATAATGTAGGCGTGTAAGTTCCGCTAAACACGTTGCCATCGGTTGTGGCTGGCGATGTGACTGTTGTGCGGCCAATGGAAAGCCCTGATGTGCTTGCAAGTGTTACCAAACCATCAGACGCAATCCGCATACGCTCTGTAACCGTACTTGCACCATCGGCAGTGGTGCTGAACACCAAACGCCCAGGCATATCGTTTGTGCCAGGCGTGCCGTCTGCTCCAGCAGAAATCTTTGCACCCTCTATAAAGTTAGTTCCGTCAGACCCAAAAAAGCGAACATTACCAAATATGTCAGCAGACCCCACTACTGTATGTGTGCCAATAGTGCCGCTATCAGACCTAGCTAAGTTAAGACTAGTTCCCGTGTCTGTGCCTGTTGCCCACGAAATAAAATCAGCGGAACTGTCGTAAGTAGTTGCTCCGTTTAGCTGAAGTTTATCTGTAAAACTGGTATTAATTGGGGCTGGATACAGTGAAGTTGCACCTGAAACAATCCGACCGTCAGCCGTGATAACAAACGGAGTGCTATCGGTGCTTGCCGAGTCTTCCACCAACAAAGCATTGCCAGCGCCGAGTTGAGTAATCCTAACAGCGGCTGTGGCTGAGTTTGCGTCAACAAACAAACCAGACGCAGATACATCGCGTCCTGCGGTCAAATTGGCAACAGAGACTTGTTCTGTAATGCCACCTTGAACAACAGGCAAAACCTCAGTACCCGCCAAAGGCGTAGTAGCTGAAGGTAGGGCTGATATTTTGCTGTTGGCCATTTAGATAAAATTAACTTCAATGCTAGAGGTAATAGGAGGCGCTTCGGAAAAAGTTAACGCTGCTCCAACAATTGAATACGTATTTTTTTGTTGGTATACGCCGTTAATAAACACATTTGTAGTGTTTTCACTAACTGGGGCAGAGCTTAAGGTAAACGTGGTGTTTGAACCAGTGCCTGTAGTATTAAAAATTATAGGGGTTTGAGCTGTTGTGCCACCTATTGAGCCGATTCCCCAGATATTGTCATAAGTGGCAATTAGCACGTTTAAAGAAGTGTGCAACACAAATTTGTATTGTGTTGTTCCTGTTAGCCAAATTTCACCGCTTGGCACACGACCAGCAGAATCCAAAATAATTGGGTTAGTGTGGGCTATATTGCCTGCAATGGTGGTAAAAGTGGACGCAGGTGTAGTCGTGCCAGCAGCGTAAGTGTAAATCTTGCCACCTGACAGGATTACACCGTTATTATCAAAGAATTGGGCTGCAACGCCGCCCACGGGGGAAAGGTTGACGGCCATTTTCAGTCCTTATTCGTAAGCGACTGTAAACGCTGCGGAAGTACCCGCAAGCACTATATACAAGCCCTTGTTGAAAAACAAACCAGCAGGAATGTTCAGATAAGTTGTGCCTGCTGATACGCTAAATGTGTCTGAAATCTTAGGATCACTAGTGCTAGAAGCGCCAGAGTCATAGATTGTCAAAGTGCCACTTGAAGATGCCGACACAAAGATACCAAAGAGTTTTCCAGCACCAACTTTGACTTGTTTGGTAGCTGCGAGTTGCATGTAATTTGCCATGATGTGTCCTTATGCCAAGAATTTGAGTTTGTACAGGGTGCGGAGATAGATTTCAATGATATTGTCGATCAATTGTTGCAACGACGTATCTGTTTTATCCACTACTTCATATCGAGCGTCTTCGATCTGTTTCAAAGAATCCTCTAAGAATTCAATGATGTTAGATGTTTTCTTTGCCGAATGCAAAGTGATTGGACCAATTAGACCATGACGGCCTTGGTAGGACTCTGCAAAATCATCCGATGCGCCAATAATGCGCTCATAAAAAATGTTAAGTGCCGTATGTTTGCTGAAACTGCGAGTGTTCAGATGCACCGAATGTGCAACATCACGAGCTAAAAATAAGATTCCTAAAAAATCAGCGCATTTCATTTGGCATTCCTTGTGGTGGCATTTGTTCTGGCATACCTTGTTGGTATTCAGCAGACTCAGGCATCATTTCGTTTTGTTCCCGACCAGGCATCTCGTAGATCATGTTCTGGGACTCCATCGCCGCAGCGACTACGCCCATAGCAATGTCTTGGATTTGTTGTTCAGACATGCCCGCTTGTACCGCTGCGATGCGTTTAGTCTCTGCCTCGTACATCTTGACTTGGGCTTCAAAGTCTTTGCGCTCTTGGTCTTGTGCCTCAATAGACTTGCCAACATTGACCAACATGCCATGCATTTGTTCCATCTCAGCGCCCATTGCTTGAATTTGTTGTTGGGCGGCTTGCAACATTGGGTCATCATCACCGTCAGACATGAGCTTGGGATCAATGGTCTTGGCAAAGCGTTTGGACATTTCTTGAGCGCCTGGCCAATCCATGTTCTTGACAAACAAATCACCAGCGACAGACCACAACTGAGGATTGCCTTGCAGAAGTTGAGCCATAGCTTCCAAAGCCTCTTGGCGCTTGGTGGCGTAGCCTGGTCCTGTTGTCGCAACCACATCGTATTTACCAACGCCAGGGTTGTAAATCTTCTCGATCACAATACCTTCTTGATTCACAATCTTGTTAACTGGTTCAGCCTGATCAGGGTTAATCTTGACCATCTTTGTCTCGCCATCTTCACCAATGATTCGAGCGATCCGTTGGGTATCGTAAATCTTAGGAATTAGGTCAATCAGTTGACGCGCTATGTGTTTAACACCACGGGCAAGGTTGTCACCATAATGGTAAGTTCCAACATCACCCTCACGCTGACGCGCAAGAATCGCTCTTCCTGATCGCTCATTGCTTCCCATTCCAAGGGAGGCGTTGTATTGACCAGTTGTGGACTTAATGTCTTCAGATGCGCCAGCTTTCGCTTGCAACAAACCACTTGAAGCCATTGGAGGTTGCGCTCTGGAAGGTAACGGCAAGACAGCGCCTTGACCATCAGTTACATCAGGGTTTACCTCTAGATACGGCCAATTGGTTGTGTTTGCTGTCTTCCACTGGTTTTCGTAGCCTTCAAACTGACCACCGTAGCCAATAAAAGGCGCTTTAGGGGCAAGCGCGAGCATCTCTGCTTCTTGGCTAACCCAGTAGTTGTACATCCGTTGTGCGTCTTTGGCGTTTCTCACCAAACCAGACACATACAAACGCCCATCTACTTCAAACTCGTTGCCGACAATGCGGATAACGGGAATGTATTTGCCTGCCCACTCGCGCTCTTCCAAAATTTCGTAACCGTTGATCTTGCAATACTTGACCTTTGGACGGTCAGACTCGCGTGACTTCATCGGTTTGCCGTAATAAGCCCTTAATTCTTTGTCTTCTGGTGTGCCTTGGAATGCGGTAGCATTGCCAGGGTAGAGGTTCAGCGTAGCGCGGTCATAGTCAATGTAGTAGTAATCAGCAATGCGGATCGTGTCCTCATTTAGCCAGTTACTGATGGACTGATCGCCAACACCCAATGATTGCAAGGTTGTAATGGGCGCTGCGTCTGGGTACATGCGCTCAAATTCGTCTTTTGTGATGTCTTCAGTAATAAAACAATACTTAGCGTCTGCGCCTGTCGGGTCTTGGATTGTCGGGTCCATGTAGACCGAGAAACTGTTACGGATACGCCCGATTTTGATGTCTTGATCAAAGGTGTTGTCTTCGCAATACTCTGTCAACAGACGGATATAGCCTTCGCCGTAGGAGACTTGATTTTCACAAGCTGTGTCGTAGGCAACATCGGCGTCAGAGATGTATTCAATATGGCGAATCATGCCATTAAAGATTTCAGCGACTTCAACGTCTGCGTTGTCATCTACGGGAATAACCTTTGCGCCTGGTCTGTTTTGGCGTTGGTCATTTGTAACTTGGCGCACATGTTGTGGCAGTTTATTGATTGTCAGGCAAGGACGGGCGTTAATGGTTTGACCTTGTACAGCACCACGGGTGGCTAATACGTCAGCAGGCCATTGCCAATGGTTGTCAGGTGAGCCAGCGTAGAACTTTAAGTCATCGTTTTCGTCTTCACGAGACTCGGACAAGGCAGACATAGCCATATCTAGCCGTGACCTTGCGGTAGCTAAGATGTCGGATGCGCTTTTTTTTGGTTTACCACCCTCGGCTACTGCGCCAGCAGCCGCAATGCCTGTGTAATCTGCCATTATTTCTTACCCTTTGGGGCTGGTTTAGCTTCACGTTTTACTGAATACGCAATCGCAACCGCTTGCTTCACTGGTTTGCCAGAGGCAATCTCAGCCTTAACATTTTTGCGGAATGCTTCTGGTGATTTAGATTTAACAAGTGGCATTATTTGGCTTTCTTTGCTGTTTTAGCAGATTCTTTGAACGCTTTGGCAGTTGGAGCGCCTTTAGCGCCTACAGGACGCATTTTCTCTTTGCTACCCGCGGCGATACGAGCTTGTTTTGCATGAATATTGGCATAAAGCCCAGGTTTTGTTGCCATGATCAACACTTCCATCGTTTAAGGGCTGCCTTGGCGCGTTCGCCATCTTTGGCGTTAGCGGCTACTGCGCCCATTCTTGCACAAAAGGAATCTTTGCGACCTTGGTCTGCTTTGGTTTTGGGGTTTGGTGCTGGCGCTTTTAGATTGCTACCAGTTTCACGGTTGTATTTCTCACGCCCTTTGGCAGTCAACCCTGCGCCCTTAGACACTGGGAGTTTTTCGCCTCGTCCTACTGACAAAGAAACGCTCTTTTTTGCCATATCTAAGCACCCATCCAACTTGTTGATACTGAACTGCCTTGTGCGTTAATGCGGTGAGTAGGTTCAGTGTACTCTCTGTGCGCTACAGGAAAAGCGAAAGTGACAGCGATAGCATCGGCAGCGTCTGGTGAAGCCAACCCTCGTGCTTTCATCTCTTTCTTTCCCTCTAAAAATATCGTGCCAGATGAATTGGGCTTCTTTGTTGGCCCAGTTAAATCAGCTTTTAGTTGTCTATCAGACGGAATACTAGCAGATTTTAACCAGTTTCGCATGTCGTTCCACATTTCAGCGCGTTTATTTCCAAATGCTTGCGAGTGTTTTGCTTTGTTTCCAAAGTTAACACCACGCACTTTGTATCTCTGCTCTGTCAGTCGATCAAGAATTCCATATCCAAGACCACCTTCGTCAATGACTGTAAGTGCAGGCTTGTATTCCTCTATTGCGTCAATGACTCTGCCAACAATTTCCATTGTGTCTTCGCCCTTATAGCGCTTAATCGCCACAATATCTCGCCCTTGTCTGACAGCAATGACTGTAGAGTCAGCGCCACCACGGGCAGGGTCAACTCCCACAATCGTAGGTGCGGTTAAGTCTTTCCACTTTTCCCTTTTCATTGCGTCATCCACAATCATTGGGCTAATGAACTGGTCTTCGCCTGCGGATGGGAATTCCCCATAAACCTCGACCTTGGCTTGGCTTGAATCCTCGCCATATTCGGCAATGATTTGCTCATAAATGGATTTGTCGGTGTCTTCCACAGTCCTAGCGTCAACAATCTTAGATGTCCAAAAGTCTCGTTTGGCATGGAAGCATTCAAAGAAGTATCCCTCATTCCTACGCGGATTGGAGAAAGCAAACCAGTATCTGTCAGGAGTGTTCTCAGTAAAGAAGCCTGCACCCACCTCCCAGATAGGGTTAGGGATACCGCTAGATTCGTCAAAGATCAGCATCATGCCGTCTTGGTTGTGGACACCAGCGTAAGAGTCGGGGTTTTCTGCTGACCAGAGTTTGCCCTCACAAGACCAGTAACGAGTGCCTTTTTTAAGATCGCGCTCAACAAGTTCTGTTAGCCATTGGGCAGGGATTAACTTTGTCGCTGAAATCTCCCACCAATGACTATTGATCAACATGGCAGCCCATTTAGTCAATTCAGCCCATGTAACCGACCTTAACTGATTCTCAGAGTTAGCAGATACCACCACCGATCCACCGATACGGGTAGTCAGCATCCACAGAATAAGCCAAGATACTAAGGCAGACTTACCGATACCGCGCCCAGAGGAGACAGCCATACGGATGGTGTCGTAATCAACTAAACCTTTTTGCTTTTTTATGTGGGCGGTTATATCTCTCAAAACTTCCCGTTGCCATTTCCGTGGACCAGTGAACTTAGCCAAAGGCGTATTCTTCTGCCCCCAAGGGAATGCAAACAAAACAAAGGCTTCTGGATCATCTGAAATGGTAGGTGACCAAAGCTCCACCATCAGTTTTTGTTCTTCTTCGCTCTTATAGATGGGTAATTGCATTAGCGTCCTTGACGCATAAACTTACGCATTTCATTCTGGGAATATGGGTCTTGTTCGGCAGCCATCAAATCAGGGGCAACCAATCCTGCGGCAGCTGCTGTAGTGGCAGTTTTCCTTAAAGGATCAAAGGCGGCAAATCTTGAGCGAATTTGGTCAGGACTAAAAACAACGCCAACATCAACCAACTTGGCTGGTCCACCGCCAGGGTCATAGGTGTTTTTCAAAATTAAAGCATCGTGACCGCCTGATAAGGCTTTGTCTATTAAATCTGAATATGTTTGCTCTCTATAAGCACTGCCACCAAAATCATGCACCAAAGGATTCTTATATCGCAATGCTACTGGCATTACATTACCGCCTTCTTGAGTATTCTCCGAGATCATTCTTTCGGCTTTAATCGACTTAAAGTCGTCAATCTGCTTTAACGCTGGGGCAGCAGCATCTTCCCCAACAAGATTAACTAATTGCT